GCGCACCCTCTTGGCCCATCTCAAAACTGCACCAATATTCTTGCCTTGCCATATCCTCTGATATCTCACCCGATGCTATATCTTTTTTGATCTCCGCTATGCTAATGTGGTTAGTGTCTTCAATGTTTTGAAAATACGTGAACCATTCAGGAGTATTCTTTGCTATCTGAAACAATTCATACATGTGATTTTTACCACGAGGTGTGCTAATTAAGCACACGATTCCGTTATTAGCACGCAAAATGGGCATTGCCGCTAATTTATAGGCATTCTCATCGGCTAACGCATACTCACTAAAAACGATCATCTTTGGGTTAGTACCAATTATACTGGTATCGTAGGAATCGGAGCCTATAAGCTTAATTTGGCTATTATTGATGAGTGTTATCTGCATGGTATCATTGCGAATCTTAGATATAAGTTCTTTAGGAATAAAATCCAGGAACTTCTCTCCGCTGTTTGTTATGGAATCCCATATGACAGACCGAGCTTGTGCAAAAGTAGGTAAGCAGTAAAAATAGTTTCCTACTTCTTTAAGCGCAGCCCTTATCATGAGATTCCACATCAATACATCCTTACCTGCCCTTCTGGGAAGGACACAGAGTAACTTACGGTATTTACCCCCTTCAGATGCAATGGCCTGGCATATAGGGAGTTGGTATGGTCTCGGTTTAAATTTATTAAGATGGATTACAGTCTCAACTTTGAGACCTTTCATATCTTGCATTACTACTACTCGATTATTTGTTTTTAACCTTATTCATATCCACTCTTTCTTATAGCCTCTTCAATATAGTCAATGACATTCTCACGATGGAACCACAGGCGCTTTCTACTTCTTTCATAGACAGGTATACGGCCAAGCTGTACCAGTTGGTAGCAACGACTCTTGTCGCTTACTAGTCCAATATCAGCTAAGTCTTGCGCGGTGAGTATATCAGAGGGAAGGTCATTAAGATTCTTGAGGGTAGTGTAAAAATTACATTTAAACGAGTCTTTTCTCATTTATCATCCTTATCATAATGTTTCTTAAAACAACGATTACAGATAGGACGATTGGGCTCTGAGGGGTGTTTGCCACAGATAGAGCAAACATTTCTTCTTACTACTAACACTTTACTCCTTTTTATAGCAAGCGAACTTATAATAAGGGAATATTTTCTAAACTTTTCTTGAGCATTATACTTATCATAACTAAAGATTTATCTTCTGCTGAAAGAGAATCATCACCTTCAAGTAACGTGGTTAAATCATCGGTATGATTATAATATTTTTCAATAACAGTTTGATATTTATTAAGAGTAATATGCATAACATTTAACAAATAATTCTCAATAAATATCATTTGATGATAATGTCCCCACTCATTAATATCTTGTTTTGTTGGGTTATCCTTTAATGATGGCACTTCACTCGGTACGAGCTGGTTGGTGTTTTCGATTGTAACTATTTTCATCGTTTTCCTTTTCAATTTCTGTTGGTTTTTCAGGTAATAATCTCCAGTGAGTTACATCACTTATAACCCCGCAACCCAGGCTACAATAAAAATCGATGTTATTATTACCAGGGACATTGCGACTGTCATAGAGAACGGCAGTATATATCCTACAGCCATCAAACGCTAAAATATGCATTCCGCATGGAGGAGTCTTTTCAGAGTACTTTATCCAAGACATTTTAATCCTTTTCTATTGGTTCAGTTCTTTCAGGTTGTCCATAACAGGTGGGATTAAGAGGGCAATGTTTAATGTTGTTTATTGCCATGAGATTATAACTTTTAAGATTTGTATATTGAAGATTATCCATACATATTCTACATACTTTAAATGCTTTAATATTCATTTCTTTACTTTCTCTTTAGTGTTTCCATAAATTGGATATATAATAGCATGCATTACAATAAAGGGAACAACCTATACCTTCTTCTTTGCTACTTTCTTAACAGGTTCTATATCAGCATTAAAGTTCTCTATAACCAACTTAATATCAGGCCTATTCTCTTTCTCCGCCTGTGCTCTCAATGCAGCTCGCCATTCAGAAAGTTCTTTCCAATTCTTATCGTAACGAGGCATAGACGGCATAACAATACTCACGTTGTACTTGTTCTTTACAGTACCATTTTCGCGCCTGTTACCAATCATTATTAACGCTGCATCATGAGCCATTCTTAGCTTCTCATGAGTCTCTGTCCATCGCTCAAAATCAGGATTGGAAATCCCTCTCTCTATATAGAACTGAGATAATTTTAACGCTTCAGGATCATCCTTGGCCCAATTGTATAATTCTTCTGCAAGTTTATCTTTCCAGGCGTCTGTTACCGGTGTTCGTTTCCAGATTCTCATGTCCATATACTCATCATATTTAAATTTTGGCTTTTTATCTGTCATATTATATTCTTATGTAGTTAAAGGATTTTCTATATGTAATTATTAAGTTGTGTAATAACAAATTCAGTGCGGGGTTCTACGTCATAGAGCTTTACCGCTGTGATAGATGCTATAAGACAATCGTCCTTATATACTATTCCCGTGGCCATATCTTCTATAAGTTTGATAAGATTGGACAAATCGGGTCTGAAATAATGATGTGTTCCTATAAGAACGTTGAGTTGTTTTGTTCTACTAGCAGGGATGGGAAAATAGAATCGTGCTTCAAGATGTAAGGGACCCATAAAGAGTGGTGCGTTATCATGCTGTCTTTCTAATTCAATACCACCCATTAATTTTAATTGCTTCTGAGAATCGTAAACTCTTTTGCCTGCGGGTACGGGTCTAGCCCAAGCTACCGGAGCTCCTTTCAACACATATTTGCGTTGATTACACATACTACTCTCCTTTTTAGTGTTTTATTGTATCTTACCCTCTTTTTTAAGATTTTCTAATTCTTCACTCCATTTCGCTGAGAGATTAACGAGATGAGTCCAAGAATCAGGACATATATCAGTTATACTATCTTTAAAGGTAATCTTTTGTGAAATTCCATCATTTTTTTTATTACAAAAGATAGAAGCCAACAAATGAACAAAGGGCTTTTGTGTCTTGAGGCACTCTTGACAATAGTGGGTAGTCTTTGCTTTTTCTCTCATAAACTGTAGCTCTTCTTCAGTTCCTTGCACTACCCAGTTTTCTTTGATCCATTTCACTGCCGATTGATATACATTCATGCTGATGCCTCTTGCTTAAGTTGTTTTAACTGTTCTTCATGTAATTTTATTGTAATAAGAGATCTTTTAATATTATCTTCAACGGCAAATGCAAAATGTTTTGTGGGATTCTCCAAAACAAATTTCATGTGTTCTATATCTTTTTCTAAATACTCTATTTCTTGCTGTTTCGTGCGAGTGAATCTTTCATCAGGATTATAGACGGAATACATAGGCGGTCGGGGTTCCTGGCCAAATTTTGATGGTGCCTGTGGCTTACTGATAAACCCTTGGTACGTGGGAACTTCAAGAGGACGTTTCGATTCGGTATACTCTAACGCCTTAACATTCATAATCTTGCAGATATCGAAATACCATTCCCATTCAGGCTTCATATCTTGTCTGAGGCAAATGTTTTGCGCTAACCCTAGTAACCAACCCATACGATCAGCGATTTTCTTGTGTGTTTTAACTTTGCCAGCCATAAAGCGAGATACATACTCACTCACTTCTTTCATAACTTCATCGGGAAATGCAATAAGTTTGAGTCTCTCACGCTCAGATAATTCCAATAAGGTGGCTATATCTTGTATATCTTGGGTGATGATATGTGGTTTTATTTCAGGATTCTCCAGAACCTTGGCCATGTTTGGCTCGCTGAGATTCTTTCTAATCCAGTCACGTTGCTCTTTTTTTAGCATACGCAGCCCTTTTACTACTCGTTCTTTTTGGTTTTGTGAAAAACCGCACCCATTCGGCACTGGTTTTCTTGCGCGCGCGCACGTTAATGGGTCTCGGTTTGTACTATAAATATATTTATTAATATAACTATAAATAAGGGTGACAGTTTGGTATTCAAAAGTGGTAGAGGTATCTTTTCCGTCTATGGTACCATGGACAGTAAGTTCATTGAGCGCCTGTGGGGTCATGGTATTAAGGTGATAGGTATAAGCCTCTTGCTTGGTAAGGATCAAACGATAGGTATTGACTCCTCGAATATGATAACGCTCTTTAATCAACAATCCGTCTAAGACCATACGAGCAGTCCATCG